CCCCCGCCCGAGCCGCCAACGCTTCCAGTCCCTCCGGGATTGCTCGATCCACCAGCCCCGCCGCCTCCGCCGCCAGTTCCCTGATTAATGCTTGAAAAAACCGACGCCCCTCCATTGCTGCCCTGGCCGCCACCCCCACCGCCTCCGCCTCCGCCTCCAACAGTAATTCCATAATTTCCGGGACTGAGAAAAATAGAGGACAACACTCCACCACCACCGCCCCCGCCTCCACCAGCACCATCCGCGCCAGCAAAGGTGGTGGATATTCCGCCGCCACCACCACCGCCCCCGCCAATGAGAAAGTAAGAGACTGTGCAAGCTCCGCTCAGAAAAAAATTGCCAGATGAGGTAAATGTATGAATCCGGAGTCCGCCCGATGCTGAAATTGATCCTCCCGTCGAAGCAGAGCAGTTGTAGGTATATTGATCACCGGCAGTTGCGACACTGGTGCCTATCGGTGTCTTGACCGTAATCCCGACCGTCCCTGTTAAATTCGGCGCACTAACCGTAATGGAAGTTTGGCTGTTGACGGTGTACGCCACATTGACTCCGCCAAACATCACTTGTGTTGCGCCGTTAAACCACTGACCAGTGATCGTCACCGTTGTTCCAACGGTACCGAGAGTTGGCGAGATCGACGTAATCGAGGGTGGCTTAAAATAAGTCGTAACCATCGGGCCAAAGCCCGGCAACGGTGTGATTTGCGCCGAGGATGGTCCGGCAACCAAGCAGCCTAAAAGCACGATGACGGTCCAAATACGGGTCATTGCAAAGCTTTGATCAAGTACGATGCAGTGCCGTGAATTCTCCAAATCGTCACGACGAATTTGCTTCCGTTCGTTGTCGTTAGCGGTTCGCCAGTATTGCCGTTCACTGTAAAGCCCGAAAATGTCACTGCCCCAGCCCCGGCTCCGTTCTCGATTTGTAGCATGCATGTGCCATCAGCAGACGGAGCAGTAATCGTGAAGACCCCCGTGTTCGGAATGTACTGAAGTGGACGCAACCCGCAATTAACCACGATGCTGCCAGCGGACTGCGCCAGCGTCGTCACATTGGCACCGCCCGTCAAAGTCTGGTTCGCCACGTTCAGGTATGGAACAAGCCCTGCACTGCCAGTCGTATATGGACCAGTACCAAAGCACGCGCTCGCCCAGTTCGCGCCGCCCGTATCCGGATTGCTCGTATTGTTATCGACAGTGGACATCCACACGCACCCCGGCGTCGAGGCATTCAGCAGCGTTGCACCATTCGGATAGCCGCCAATGGACGATGAGAACCCCGAATCGTAAACCACATACGCGCCGGTCTGATGCCACCGCGTCCATTGCGTGATTGCATTCAGGATGCCGTTCATATCCTGCCCGAAGGGCGCGCAGCCACCGCCACTGATCGGTTGGAAGGTCAGCGGAGGAAACCCATCGGGATAACTGGCCGCACAATTTTGAATCCCGATCTGTGATGTTTGCGGAATCGTCCGAATGAAAGTCGGATTGCCCGCACTGTTGCCCCACGGTATCGGCTGTTTGGTCGGTATCTGAGACTGTGCCAATGGCCATGCCGGAGACGACATCAGCACCATTAACATCGCAAGCAGGACTCGTCTCATCTCGTCCTCATATATGCTGAATAGTAACCCCAACCCCGGCCGCAGTCGGCAACACATTCGCCTGACCCAAAATCGCTGCCTGGATAGCCGTCAGCTTGAAATTGAACACATAGGTCACGGTCATGTTGCGGTTGTCTTGCACATAGCAAACGCCCTGCCCCGGAAACAAAGCCAGCAAGATCGCATTCACTGCCGGGATTGCCCCGCTTGAAATATTTCCCGCCGCCTTAGCCAAGATCAAAGTTCGAAAGTCGCCATCATCAAGATTGAAGCTGGTCGTCAGTGCCGAAGATCCGGAATAAAAAATACCGGTCCCATCAAACCCCACCCAATCGTTTCCGCTTTCCTCGAACCCCAGATAAGTCACCGTGCTATTCGGAATTTGCAACGCACGCGTCACACCGACAATGCGCCCCCACACGTCCAGTCCGTATCCTTGAGCCGACAGGACATTCCAGATCATGTCGTACCAATTGTCCAGCAGCGGATCGATATTCATCGCTGCATTGAACGATGTGATTAGGCTGTCGATGATCGGAGAGTTTGCGTACTGAGAAATAATCGTCGCCCAAGGATCGAACGTGTACATTCCGATAGGCGACACGCCTATCTGGAATTGACCTACCCCACCAGGAATAGGAGGGCGTGGATAGCTCGGCCCGGTCATGAATGTGTAACCACGATATTCACGGCGACAACTTGCGGCTCTTGGTTAATTTGAACGGCCACACTATTCAGAGCGGCGGTTGCCAGCGAAATCAGCGAATTGGCGGTCACTACAATCGTCGTCACGGTTGTCGAGGTCGAAAGCACGTATGTTCCATTTCCTCCAACCGTCCCGGTCACCTGAGAAACAATCTGCGCGCCGAACGGAATACCAGCCGTCGAGTTCAGCACATTGCCGATACCTACCGTTCCAGTCACAGACGTTAGAATGACTTGAGTAGACGACAAGGTCGAGACAGTTACGACGGCCCCAGCCACCGTCACCGCATTGTTTAACGTCCATGTCGAGGTCGCGCCCGCAACGACGAACGTGCCGTTGGTTATCGCACCAATCGGATCACTTAGAAATTCGCCTGCAGCCACCGGCCCGGTCAGTGCAATGCTGCCTCCCACTGTTCCGGCTGTCGTCTGGACCACCATTGTCGAGCCGACGATATGACCAAGTATGACGGCACCCGGACTGTTGGCACTTCCAATGCTGATCGAAGCAACTTGTGCCCAAGACCCCAACGCATTGATCGCAGGCACGTAGGTCGGGGCATAGATGATGTTTCCTATCCGCGCCCTTAATCCAGTCACAAGCTGCGCGGGATTGGTTACCAGCGTTCCTTGGGTGGCTGCCTGAATCAACGCAGCTTGAACAAGCGCGGCAGCATTCGATGGAAGGCTCGCGCTATTAACCAATGTCACGGAAAACAACAACTGCAATGGTGCTGGTATCTGAAAGGTAATCGAATATGAAATGGGCGATGGATACAGCGGATTGTTGTCGAAGGCCGTCACCGTCGTGTTGCCGGTCATCGGCGCACCGGCACCCTTCTTCGACAAAATCGCTTGCGCAATAGCCGAAGTCGAGCCCCCTACGACAGCAATATAAATTGCATTCGCAGCTATAGTTACGCCCTGAACCGTTACCGGGGCTCCAGTGTTGTTGTTGTAGCCGAAATAGTCGCTCACTCCCGGCACGCCCGCGACCGCTCCTATGATTGCTCCTATCGGCCCAAGAGAGTTTCCAGCAACGCTTGCCGCCCTTCGTGTTTCAAAAGCTTGTCGGCTTTCGACATTGACGCCCTGAATACCAGACACCACCGTGACAGAATTCCATCCGGAAATTGCCTGATAAATTGACACCTGATTTACAGTCGGCACCGCAATTGGGCCATCCACCGTGCAAGCAAAGGAACCCGTAACGTTCCCGGCTATTGGAATCGTCAATGCGCTCGTCGCTTGGTAGAGATTGCCGGAAGAGTCCGAGATGGTCGCCCCTATCGGAATTACTAAACCGGCCGCGCCTACACAATTGATCTGCAATGTTGTCGGCGTTGCGGGCTGCCGCGTCATGAAATAGATGCGACCTATCCCATCTTGAGACCGGCCTTGCGCATAGGCTGGATCAGTCTGTTGCGCCCAGTACACGAAGGTCGCGTAATTCTGCGCGATGATCGCAGCCTCACTGGAAACCAATTGTCCCTGCGGAGTATTCAGGTTGAAGTTCAATGCGGCATTGAAAGCAGCAGAGAAATCCTGCTGCACTCCCGTCAAAATTGCTGGACCACTCGGGGCTTGAAATCCAACCGTGGAAAAGACGGGCGGCGGAACGTTGGTGGTGACGCTGACAGTGCCGTTGGACATTTACGGCCCCTGCGGATTGATAGCATTAAACGATGCGGCCGAGACTTGCGCCGTAGTAGCCGACGTGACCTGTACCTGACCGCCCACAACACGGTTGTTCACCTGAAGGAAGAAAACTTCAGCCGATGCCACGTCCGGAACAGTCTCGGCAGCAGCTATGAGTCTTGCCTTCAGCAATGCCATCGACTGCGGCTGCCCGGTAAATATCTGCGTCAGCCACGGCAAGCCAACCGTCGTGTCCCAGTAACACTCCCCGAGAAAGGTCAGGATGGCAGAAGCCGCATCTTGCGCCAGCGAGTAGGGTTCAGTAGCAAGCGCGATATTGCCGTTCGCGTCCAGCACGAGATCCCATGTGGTGCGGTCGAGCAAAAGTGTCGCTGCCATACCTCATGTCCCCGGCGTCGGCGGCCCGCTAGTGCCGCCTCCTGTCGTCACCCCACTATGGGTATGAGTGGTCAGGCTCAGTCCAGCCCCGGAAGTATCTGATATCGTTCCGCTTGCTGAAAAATTGCCCGTCACCACCACATTCCCAGTAAGGGAGAATCCGCTTCCCGAGGTTTGTAACACGTTTCCTTTGCTATCCGCTATTTTGAAGGTTCCATCGCTATTAAGCTGGAAATAGGAGGTTGGCGCTGCATTGAGCGCAGCACCAATGTAGAACCCATCGGCAATGTTGTGCTTCCGGCGCGAACCTGGATTTGCCTGCGCTTTATTCGCTATGACAGACGAAGAGTCCCGATCCGCACATACAATCAGCCCCATGTCTCCTACTGCCGGGTCGGCTATGATCGCCCACGCGCCAGCCTGCATACGGGTATAGGGCAGGCCAAAAACCGTCCCGTGCGAGGTAGGAAACCCATTGCCGTCGATCTGGTTTACCAATGGCTGCACGTCTACCGTGCCGCCTGCTGGAGGCGACCCTGAACCGGGGTGGACAGCGATTACTTTGACCACCTTTACAGTGTCTACTTGGTTTAGAACTTGACGGACCACAAAGTTCATCATGTCGAGGTCGGAAGTGACATCTTCCGGCGTCAATTGCCCATAAGCAGACTGCTGCGTTCCGTTGCTCATCTCATACTCACGTTGGCGAAGGTAAAAGAGACCCGGATGTAATCTGTCCAACCTTACGGCATAAGATTTCCTCCATCCACTGTCCGTGCGGGACCAATGACTCCAACATCAAACTTTGATGCCACACAGTCCACGTCGCATTAGCTTGCGGGATGCTGCTTTGAATTTGGATGTTGGCTCCCATTTTTATGCTCGGATTAAAGAGCGTCTTTACGTGCAAGAAATTATCAGCAGCAAATGTCGGATAACCGATCATGCCGGTCTGTGGCGAAACAAGCGGAACGTTAGTCTGCGAAACACGCCTTCCCCCTTTGGGCCATATCGCCAGTGTGTTTCCGCTATCGACAATTGCAGCGTTGATGTAAGCGTGCTGCGCAAGCTGCTGTACTTGCGACCATGTGCTGCCAGAAAAATAAGGATTTGCGATCTTTATATTGATGTTGTTGTTTTCAAAATTCTGAATGCCAAGTGACGTTGCAAATCCTTGCATCATCGTCGCAACATCGGTCGATCCGGTAAAGCTCGCTACTTTCTTCCCGAACAGATTGCCGCCTCCGGCCGCACACTGAATGTACAATGGAACGTCCGGCTGCTTGTTATAATCCGGTATGGCATAAGTGATGATCCCCTGAAAAACCTGCACCATTCCAGAGACGGAATCTCCAGCCGACACTTTTATCGAGTTGTTGGTTCCGAAATCGTAGCTAATGCCACATGTCGAGGCTTGATTTAATATCGTAGCTGCCAAACCATAGACCCATATTTCTGCCGTGTTGTTGGCAAGACCGCTTGCCTCCCGCACAACCGCCCTGGTGCGCTTGCCGGATATCGAGAGTGTGGTTCCTGCGGTAGGACCGCCCGGTGACCCTCCTGCTGTCGCCGCATTAATTGGCTGCCCATTGATCTGGCCGCTAAACGTTATTTGAATATTGATGAGGCGCTGAACGAAGCTTTGTTTCGGCGTGAATAGTTCGTTCGGGTTAACATCAAGAACTGTGCTCATCAGGAGATCCCCGCCGCGACAAGGTCGCTCTCCTCAAGATAGGCTAGAAAATAGCGTATGCCGAAACCAGTATAGACTGGGTCGGTTGCGCCTTGAGAGTCAAACCACCCTAAATCGCCAATGAAGCCAAGATAGTCATCGCGCACAATACAGTTCAGGTTCTCGCAAAGCACGCCAGCAATGATTAGAGTTGGCCCAACATAAACGTCCATGAACACTCCGTACTCGTTCTGAAAAATATTCAGCGAAACGGATTGACCACCGAGTGTGATCTGTATCTGTTGGTT